ACCTCGCACGAGCCGCCGCAAGTTTCAGGAGGGGGGTATATGGGCAGCAGGGGACCGGCACCGCGACCGAGCACCGTTCACATGCTGAACGGGAACCCCGGCAAGCGATCGCAGGCTGCGCCCGGCAACGGTTCCGGGCCCGCCGTGGCGGTGCCGGTCGCGCCCGAGTGGCTCCTGAGCGAAGCGCGCGCGGAGTGGGACCGAATCACGCCGGAGCTGGAAACGCTCGGCCTTATCTCGGAGCTCGATCTCGCGCACCTGGCGGCCTACTGCCAGGCGTTCGCGCTGATGGAACGGACGGGCCGCGAGATCAAGCGGCTGCAGGCCGAAGGCGAGGCAGAGTCGATCCCGAATCGGATGCGCGGCCTCATCGACTCAACGCCGTCGGGCTACAAGCAACTGTCGGCCCTGATGAGCGTGTACAACCGGGCCTGCGATCAGATGGCGAAGCACGCGGCCGAGTTCGGTCTCTCGCCCAGCGCGCGGCAGCGCGTGCAGGGGCAGGCGGCGCAGGGCTCGCTGTTCCCGGATGCTGATCCGATGGCGGCGTGCCTGGCGGCGACGGCGTGCGTGCGGGGCGCAGCGTGAGCTCGCTCGGCGGTGTGGATGGTTCTGTCGTTCCGGGCATAGACTGGCTTTCCCTTAACTGAGGATATAGCTATGAACGTCTACAGCCTGAACCCGAACCTCGAGCAGGAACTGAACGAGTTAATGGAACGGATCCCGCCGGGGGACTGCAAGAACACGGCGATGCGGATCCTGCGGCACTACAGGGCCGCGAAAGCGGACGCGACGCCCTTGCTGACCAAAGTGGAAAAGCGCCTCGCGGAGCTTGACGCGCGCATTACGGACGTTCAGTCCAAGCGCGTCGTGACGTTTACGCTGGATGATCCGGCTGGCGCACGCGTCCAGGTGCATGGAACGCTGGATGCGATTCTCGACTACGCCAGCATGTTGGCCGATGCGCTCGGCAACCATGATGCCGCGAATCTGGCGTTCGAGATGAGCAAAGAGTCAACCGAGGCCGCATGACCGACCGCGCGACCGCCTACGCGACCGACGTGGTCGCGGGGCGGGTCGTGGCCGGCCCGTTCGTGCGCCAGGCCTGCGCGCGGCACCTGAAGGATCTTGAGGAAGGCCCGGCCCGCGGCCTGCAGTGGAGCGTCGAGCGCGCGAACCACGCGATCGCGTTCCTCGAATGCCTGACGCTGGCCGACGGTGAGCACGCAGGGCAGCCGTTCATCCTGCAGCCCTGGCAGGCCTTCGTCGTCGGCTCCCTGTTCGGCTGGCTCGGTCAGGACGGCTACCGGCGGTTCCGCGCGGCGTACATCGAGATCGGCAAGGGCAACGGCAAGACGCCGCTCGCCGCGGGGCTCGCGCTGTATGCCCTGGTGGCCGACGGAGAACCCGGCGCCGAGGTCTACGCGGCGGCCGTGAGCCGCGACCAAGCGAAGATCGCGTTCCGCGACATCCGCCGGTTCGTCGAGGCCTCGCCGACGCTGTCGCAGCTCCTCGAGGTGCACGACAACAACGTCGCGTTCCACGCGTCCGGCGGTTACATCCGGCCGGTGTCGTCGGAAGGTCGCGGCCTCGACGGCAAGCGTGTGCACGTCGCGATCATCGACGAGGTGCACGAGCACCCGACACCGATCGTCGTCGACAAGATGAGGGCGGGCACGAAGGGCCGCCGGCAGGCGCTGATCGTCGAGATCACGAACAGCGGCTACGACCGGCACTCGGTCTGCTGGGCACATCACGAGTACAGCGGCAAGGTGTTGTCGGGTGTCATCGAGAACGACGCCTGGTTCGCCTACGTCTGCGCGCTCGATGAGGGCGATGACTGGCTGAACGATCCGTCGGTGTGGATCAAGACGAACCCGAACCTCGGCGTCTCGATCACGGAGAAATACCTGCAGGAGCAGGTCGCGGAAGCGCGCGACATGCCGTCGAAGCGCAACATCGTCGCGCGGCTCCTGTTCTGCGTGTGGACCGAGCAGTCGTCCGTCTGGCTGCCGATCGAGCTGTGGGATGCCTGCGCGCACCCGGTCGACCTCGAGGAGCTGCAGGGCCGGGACTGCTACGGCGGGCTCGACCTCGCGTCGACCGGCGACATCGCGGCGTGCGTGCTGGTGTTTCCGCCGCAGAACTACGGCGACCGCTGGCACGTCGTGCCGCGGCTGTACTGCCCGCGGGAAGGCATCCGGACGCGCTCCCGACGGGACGGTGTGCCCTATGACCAGTGGGCCGATCAGGGCTATCTCGTCGCGACCGAGGGCAACGTGATCGACTACGCGTTCATCCGCGAGGCGATCCACCAGGACGCCGAACGGTTCCGCATCAAGCGGATCGCGTTCGACCGCTGGAACTCGACGCACCTGGTGCAGGAGCTCCAGGCCGACGGCTTCGAGATGGTCGGCTTCGGCCAGGGCTATGCCTCGATGGCCGCGCCGGTGCGCGAGCTGGAAAAGCTGATCCGCGGCGATGAACTCGCACACGGCGGGCACCCGGTGCTGCGCTGGATGTGTTCGAACATCGCGCCGGCGGTCGATCCGGCCGGCAACACCAAGTTCGACAAGGGTCGGTCGGGCGACAAGATCGACGGCATGGTCGCGCTCGCGATGGCGCTCGGCATTGCCATCGCCGACGAGGTCCAGGGGCCGAGTGTGTACGAAACGCGAGGGGTGCTGACGCTGTGAGTCTGATCGGCTGGATCCGCAACCTCGCGCGCAGGAATGCCGTGCAGACCGCGCGCGGCTGGGGCGGTCGCCAGGCCGGGGAATGGGTCGACACCGAGACCGCGCTGACCGTGTCGGCCGTGTGGGCCTGCGTGCGCGTCATCGCCGAGACCATCGGCGCGCTGCCGTGGCACGTCTACGAAAAGGCCGAGAGCAATGGCCGCGTCACGCGGAACCAGCGCGACGGCGATGTCGCCTGGCTGCTGCAGACGCAGGCGAATCCCGAGATGTCCGCGCTGACGATGCGCGAGGCGCTCGCGATGCACGCGCTGACCTGGGGCAACGGTTACGCCGAAATCGAACGCACGACGGACGGACGGCCGCGCTGGATGTGGCTGCTGACGCCTGATCGCGTGACGCCGACCCGCACGGCTGCCGGCGGGGTCGTCTACCAGGTGCGCGATCCGCAGGGCGGCGAGACCGTCGTCCCAGCGGCGGATATGTTCCACGTCCACGGCCTGTCCTTCGACGGCCTGGTCGGCTACTCGCCGATCGACATCGCGCGGCGCTCGCTGGGGCTGTCGATTGCGCTCGAAAAGTTCGGCAGCAAATTCTTTCAGAACGGCGCGCATCCCGGTGCGGTGCTCGAGCACCCCGGCCAGCTAAGTGAGCAGGCGCACAAGAATTTGCGCGAATCGATACAGAGTCAGATCGGCGGCGACAACGCGCTCAAGCCCTTCATTCTCGAGGAGGGCATGAAGTGGCAGGCGATGACGATTCCGCCGGATGCCGCGCAGTTCCTGGAATCCAGGCGGTTCCAGATCTCGGAAGTCTGCCGGTGGTTCAGGGTGCCGCCGCACATGGTCGCCGATCTGGAACGCTCGACGTTCTCAAACATCGAGCACCAGGCGCTCGAATTCGTGACGCATACGCTGATGCCCTGGTGCCGGCGCTTCGAGACCGAGGCCGACATCAAGCTATTCGGCGCGGTCAATCGCGGACGCGTGTACACGCGGCTGCAGCTCGCCGGCCTGCTGCGCGGCGATCTGAAATCCCGGTACGACGCCTATGCCGTCGGCCGTCAGTGGGGCTGGCTGTCCGCGAACGACGTGCGCGACCTCGAGGACATGAACCCTGTCGCCGGGGGCGATGAGTACCTGGCGCCGATGAACATGGCGCCGGCGGACATGCTGCGCGAGATGAGCGAAGCGCCCGAGCCGGCCCCGCCGGTCGACGATGGCAATGACGCGCCGACGGCGCGGGTGAGGGTGGTCCGATGAGTTACCGCGTGATCAACAAGGGCAAGTCGGCCGAAGTGTTCATGTACGGCTTCGTCGGCGGCTGGGACGGGATCACCGCCGAGCGGGTGGCCGCCGATCTGAAGGCGCTCGGCAAGGTCGACGTGCTCAACGTGCGCATGAACTCGTTCGGCGGCGAGGTGTTCGAGGGCTACGCGATCTACAACCAGCTGCAGCGGTTCAACGCGCGCGTCGAGATCGACATCGACGGCGCGGCCTGCTCGATTGCGTCGATCATTGCCTGCGCAGGGGACACGGTGCGCATGGCGCGCAACGCGATGTACATGATCCACGATCCGGCCGGCGCGGCGTTCGGTAACGCGGCGGACATGAGAAAGACGGCGGATCTGCTCGACCAGGTGCGCGAGCAGCTCGTCGAGACCTACGTCAAAAAGACAGGGCTCTCGGCCGCAGTCGTGTCCGACTACATGACGGCCGAAAGCTGGTTCAAGGCACCGCAGGCCGCCGAGCTCGGCTTCGTCGATCAAGTGACCGACGCGCTCGACCTCGCCGCGTCGGCCGACCTTTCCCGGTTCCGCAATGTCCCGGCCTGGGCGCAGCAGCGCGCCAAGCCGACGACGACGCCGAACATCGACGCACGCAAGGCGCGGATCGCGCGGCTCGTGCACTGAACTCCGCGATCTCGCGGCAACCGACCCGGCTCCGGCCGGGTTTCTCATTTTAGGGGGCTGAACATGACCGATCTGCAGAAACTGCACGCGAATCTCGCGGAGCTGCGCGGCCGGGTGACGGAGCTGCGAGACACCGCAGCCGCCGCCGGTCGCGATCTGGACGACGAGGAAGCCGTCGAAGTCGACACGCTGCTCGACACCATCGAAAAGACGCAGGCAAGCATCGCCCGCGCCGAACGCATGGAGGCGCTCGCCGCCGACACCGGCAACGGCGGCAACCGCCGCACGGCGCCGAATCCCGTCAATGCCGGCGGCCTGGAGTTCAGCGGTGCGCCGGGCTCGGTTCGCGCGCCGATGCCGAGCGCGCAGGACCGCAACAAGTGGGGCTGGCGCGGTCTCGGTGAGTTCGCGACCGCCGTGCGTAACGCCAGCGTGGGCGGCACCGTCGATCCGCGCCTCATCAACGCCCCGACGACCTACGGCTCCGAAGCCGTCGGCGCCGACGGTGGCTTCGCTGTCCCGCCGGACTGGCGCAACACGATCACCAATCTGGTGATGGGCGAGTCGTCGATGCTGTCGATGTGCGATGCCATCCCGACCGCATCGAACTCCGTCACCGCGCCGGTCGACGAGGACGCCGCCTGGTCGAGCTCCGGCGGGATCCGCGTCTACATGCGCGCCGAAGCGGCCGAGATGACAGGGTCGAAGCCGGCCCTGAAAGAGATCACGGTCCGCCTGAACGAGCTGTATGCGTTCGTGCCGGTGACCGACGAGCTCCTCGAGGACGCGCCACTGCTCGAGAATCTGCTGACCCAGAAAGCGGCGGAAAAACTCAATTTCAAGATCAACGATCTGATCGTCAACGGCAACGGCACCGGCCAGCCGCTCGGGATCATGAACGCGCCGTGCAAGGTCACGGTGTCGAAGGAGTCCTCGCAGGCCGCCGCCACCGTCCTCGCCGCGAACATCGTCAAGATGTACGCGCGCATGCCGGCGTGGGCGCGCTCGCGCGCGGTGTGGCTCATCAACCAGGACGTCGAGCCGCAGATCCATCAGCTCGGCATGACCATCAGCAACCCCGCGGGCACCCAGCTCTACGGCGGTGCGCCGATGTTCATTCCGCCGGGTGGCATGACCTCGGCGCCGTCGGGCTTGCTGCTCGGCCGCCCGATCGTCCCGACCGAGGCCTGCCAGACGCTCGGCACGACCGGCGACATCATCTTCGCGGATCTGAAATCCTACTTCCTGCCCTACAAGGCGAGCGGGATCAGGTCCGACGTGTCGATGCATCTCTACTTCGACACCGCGCACACGGCCTTCCGCTGGACGTTCCGCTTCGGCGGCCAGCCCTGGCTGTCGTCCGCCATCGGCCGCAAGAACGGCAGCAACACCCTGTCGCACTTCGTTGCGCTGGAAACCCGGTAAGGAGATCCGACCATGAACCCGACACATCTCCAGCTCACCGACTTCGCGAAGGTCGTCGTCGGCTGCCCGCCGGCGGCCCTGACCTCGACCGCGGGCGATGGCGACTTCGTCAGCATGAAGGGCTACTCGCGCGCGACGGTCATCATCGCGGTCGACAACGGCTCCACCGTCACCGGCGGCGCCGTGACGCTCATCCAGGCGAAGGAAGTCGCCGGCAGCACTACCAAGGCACTCGGCTTCTCGAAGATGTACGCGAACACCGACGTCGGCGCGAGCGACACGCTCGTCGAAACCGCCGTCACGAACGGCACCTTCACCACCTCGACGACGAACGACAAGAACCTGCTCTACGTCATCGAGATCGACGCCGAGTCACTCGACCGTGATGCAGGCTTCGACTGCTTCCGTGTCGACGTGGCGTCGATGGCGAACGCTGTCGGCTGCGTGCTGTACATCCTTCACGGCACCCGCTACGCGTCGCCGCTGGCGAGCTCCGCGATCACCGACTGAACCTCGGCAGGGTAGGGCAATTCGCGGGCCTTCGGGCCCGC